AAGCTCGCGATTGACCTTGAGTCCCTAATAAATTTTCGTATGCTGTTGCCATTTTTCTCCTAATTTTTCAAATATTCAAGTGTAACTATGCAACTTGTAAATGCGATTCCGCTGTTATTAGTTATCACAATATTGGCTGCATCCACTCTCAATTCTATATTAGTTGCACCACCAGCGCTAGCCCAAGGTAATGGATAATAATTATTGACAATATTATCTGTTAGAGCGCCATAAATATCAGTAAATATCCAAGTTGCACCAATTGTTAATCCGTGTGCTACAATAGTCACTCCAGCGGCGACAGCTCCTATATTATATGTGCGCCTGAATTGTGGTCTAAGTAATAATTGGTTATTTGTAGCAGGATCAAAGTATTGTGCGCTTGTATTGAATTCTTCAAGCAAATATAATGCCGATTCCTTTAGGTTTAATGCCAACGCTATATTATTAACATTTTGGTATAAACGAACTAAAAGCTCTTTAAACTCATCGCTATTAACATCGACTTCATAAAGCCTGCTGACATCAAATACCGCAGTAGATTCAATAAATAGGCCTGTATTTTGTTGTTGACCGGGTATATAAGCCATTATGATAACCTTTGTGAAGTAGGCTGCGCTACAACTATTATTGCATGTAGTTGAAAATCTGCGAATCTTACAGAATTATTAATCATTTGCGCTGTTGTCATCGTTATTTGAAACTGGACATATTCGCCTTCAGCTTGGAAATATATAGGATGCCATAATCTTTCTTGCAATGCTTCAAATGGTATTGTCGGATATGGAGATGTTTCCAATATACTATTTCCTAGTAGTGCATTTCCACTTTGACCAACAATTCCCGGCACGCCGCTAGAAGCATAAAAATCAACAAATACCTGTCCGCCCACTGTTCTGTCGACTAAAAAATCAACTTTTTGAACTGCAGAATTTCTTCCTTGATTTGCATAAAAGTTATATTCTTTTGTCTTTATATTCATACGACTTACGCGGGACAAAGTACCATTTCCCGTATAAGTACCGGCTAATATAGTTCCCAAACCATCATCAAATATAAAACTGAATGCATTAGCTGATATAGGATTAAGGGTTGAATCTATAACTTGTAATATATAGTAATTTAATATAACAAGATTTCCACTGCCGCCCACATCTCTTATATGCATAAAATCGCCCGCACGCAGATTATGATTGATAACGGTCAAGGTGACAACATTTGAAACAATAGCGATATTAGTTATTTGCAAGACATGCGCATTAGTGGTCTCATCGGCATTTATAAGAAATGTATATCCCTCTTGATTGCCCGCAACAACAGCTCTAAATTGTGCTATAACAGGACCGCCATTCCATTCATCATCATCTGACCATGTAATCACTTGAGAAGACCATAAAGTTCCTACTGATGGCTGAAAATATCCGAAACATGTTATGGAATCATCATTAATAGCCCAAGTTCCTGTTTTATAGTTATATACTAATACTTTTGATGGGAAGGGATATATTGTGGTATCTGCAGCATCCGGATAAGTCCAGTAAAGCATTTCTACAAAATAATCTCTGATTCCATATACCCTCTGCACACCAGCATCATCATTATGAATAGAAAACACTAAGTCCGGAATAGAACTATCTATTCTTTCTACATTAGATCCGTTGCAAGCATGAATTCCTATATTTCCTACGCCAATACATACTTTATCAAAAGGCACTATGGAAAAAGTAGATTCTGCGCCTAATTCGGTATTAATTTGTTGCCACGAAAAGGGATAGGCCTGATTTCCGGTATAAACCAATTCCCAAGTACTTCTTTCAAAGAAAACTACTAATCGATCTTTAACAAATTCTACGGTAATAATAGCTTCTGTAGTTGGGGCATCAATTGCATTTCCACGACCGGGAATATCCTGACGCCATCCGTTAACTAAATCTGTAGGATCGCCTATCTGTGAATATCTACATCTATTTTGATAATTTATACCGGGATTTGCTGCGCCTTCCCATGTGTTAAACGCCACTAATCTATTTTTAAATGGCACCAATATTCTTGCTTGGAACATATAATTAGGAATAGCATCTACTTGTGGTCTAAATTCAGTCCATAATGCTGCGGCTAGATATCTCATATTAAATGGATGGTTTACAGCTATAAATTCACCATTATTGAAATTAGTTACAAAAAATATCTTATCTGATGCATTAGCGCCCGTCCATGTAGTTCCCCAAAAGAATTGTGAATCACTACCCAACCAATAGGCTGCATTAGGCGTAGTCTCTCCAAATAATCTTTCCCAACCTCCATTGAGGAATTGGTATGCAAATCTTGTATCAAATGCATATGTCGGTTCTGCATTAATATTAGCAGTTTCAGCTGACAATAATCCCATGACGGGCAGAGCGGGATAATAATAGACAGCAGTTAATGCCGCCGCTCCTGCAATAATGACTTGTCCCGTAGTCGTATCAAATGTAGCTAAAGTAGATGCCCCTGAGCGCAACATTACTCCGGGATTTCCTAAAGCAACAACAGTAAATACTTCCGCTCCGATAGAAAACATTTGTCCTATAGCAGGAGTAGCTATAGGAAGATTAGTTACTGTATTTCTAGGAACGAAATTCGTATAATTACCGGCACCATCTGTTGTGCCAGGTAATTGAACTCTTAATCTAGATCCCAATTGAGTATCGGAAAGCCAATCAGAACCAAATCTCTTTCGAACTCTGCCTCTAAAAACATATGCATTACTTAATTCTGAAAATGCCTCTTCCGGAATTACGAATGGTTTAACATCATTCCTTAATCCTGAATTTTTATCATAGGGTCCGATATAGAAGCGATCCATTGGCATAGTATTATCCTAATCCGATAGCGAAATAATTAAATGGTCCATTAGTTGCTCCGACCGGTAATCCAATTGTTCTATTGAATATATCGAAACTTCCTACCAATAAATTAGTTAATTGTGGGGCTTGTGTTCCGGCCCCTGCGCCATTTAAAGACGTACATTGTACATTATATATTGCGGTGAATACCGGTATCCCCGCTCCGACCGGATAATTTATTGTAGTTGTGGCTCCAGCATTAGCATTAAATTGGCCCCATTTTAATAGGATTCCTGATGGCAATCGTGTCCATCCATTTAGATTCTGAAGACTAGATGTGAAATCATAAATTACACCATTAGTTTGTTTTCTAAAAAATAAAGCGGTTTCGCTTCCTGCCGCATTTAATTTTGCATATAAAGCAACATTATTTCCTGCTGTCGCTGAATCTCCGACCTGTCTAGGCATAGTAACTTGATTATGCATGCCCTGTTGAGCAATATTATAATCAACATGATCTATTGCGAAAGCAGTAGCTATTGTAGCAAAGTTTACTAAAATTGGATTTTGAGTTTGGGCTAAAGTTTGTGCCGCTTGTGGCACAGGATTTAATGGCATAATGTCTCCTTAAAAACCACCGGTACCGCCAGCGCCCCATCCACCATATCCGGCACCCAATCCGGTGCTTTCAGTATAGATAGTCGCAACGCGTTCTTTTGTATATGTAACTATTGTTTTTCTTAAAACTAATGTCTCTTGAACTTTAAATTCCGGCATAATTAATTGCACGCTATCTAAGTCCATTCTATCTTCGAATATCTTCTTAGCAGTTCCATAAGCTATATATTGCCAGAATTGCTCCAAATCAGGACTTTGATTTGTTTGTAATAATTCAGTCGGCCTCTTATATACTTCAATATTAACTCTGTATGATTGATCAGGAACAGGTCTTAAAATGAAGGTATTATCAAAATAACATATCGATTGTGGCAACGCTGCTACATATGGAACCGTTTGGCTGTTTATTGCTTCATTTGCAGCCGGAGCCAATGGGAATGTAACTGTAAATTGCCCGGTTATATAATTTATTGTGTTTAAACCTACAACAGGTGTTCCATCATATGCAACCAATGCACCTATTTCACTGGTTATTGGTTGATCTATCATAGCTAGCGCGCCATTATTAACATCAATAGAGCTGAATAGAACTTGATTTTGCAATATTGGGGTATTGGTAATATTGGGAAATGGGGCATTGGCATTATTAACTGTGCCTGTAAATTGTGTAGTTACACCATCCCCTACCGTACCTATTGAAGCAATGCTATTAACAATTGGATAAATACCAAAGAACTGTTCCCTGGATTGGGAAAATAGGGCAGGATATCCTGCAATATAAGCCGGTTCATGGACTGTAATGTATTTATTTTTAAAGTTAAATAATGGATCTAATGGATTAGTTGTAGTTGTAGAATATGTATCTATATTTGGTTGTGTATAAAATGTAAATGTATCCCTAAAATCAAATAATCTTAAATGTTCAGGGAAATCATAAAATATAAATGTATTTATATAATCATATAAATCTGCAGTTGATAGTTGAGCTGTTGTCGGACTTCTAGTAAGTCTACGAACTTTATTATCTATTGCTTGCAGTGTTGAATTTGGCATAACTAACTCCTATTAATTTGATAATAATATTAACAACAATACATTATAGCGGCAATACATTTCGTACGGCATTTGTTAATAACTGATTTATTTCACCAACTGGAACGCATTGAGGTAGTTGCGCCATTTCTCTATAGGTTGTTGGAGTAGTTAATGCATCATAACTTGTAGTATTTATATTAATATCAAATGTAGTAGCACTAGTAACAGCAATTGTACCCACCTGTTGGTTGATTTGTTGCATTCCATATCCGGGAGGTATATCAATCCTTAAAATAATTCCTGAATTATAATTGTGTGGAAACCTTGTTGTAACTGAAGCCGGATTTGAAAGTGTTATAGCCATAACTATTCTCATTGCAGGCTGAAAAACGGGTGATACAATTGCTGATACTGCGCACATAATTATACCTGTGGAATATATTCAACGGTTAATAATCCAACATCAGGAGTTAGATCTTCGATATCTACGAATTCTAAGCTCTGAAAACTACAGCGTC